TCTCTGTTATATTGAGAAGATGTAACGATTGCACAATTGTATTCCATTGCCAATCCACGAACTTCTTCTGCGATTGATTTAACTAAAGTATAACTGTTTGCCGCTGCTGCACCTTTAACTCGAGAGGAAGAACAAATATTCAGGTAATCTAAAAAGATAACATCAGGACTGAAGTTCTTTTTAAGTTTGAGTTCATTCAGCAAATGTCTGAAATGACCACTATGTGCAGAGCCTGTTGGAAATTCTTTAATAACCAACTTACCTGTTGTCTTTGTTTTGTAACGAGCCATTCTTTTTTCAAATACATCACGAGGTACTTCAGCAACTTCGTCCAAAGTAATATCCATAATGTTTGCGTCAATGCGACGGCCGATTTCTTCAGCAGCCATTTCCATTGTAATATACAGAACATTCTTTCCATACATCAAATGATTTGCTGCCATGTGACATTTAAGTAAAGACTTACCACCACCTGTTGTTGCCAACAAGACAGTCATAGATTTACGAGGTATGCCACCTTTTGTAATTTTGTTAAGGATGTCAATATCAAATGGAATCCTTTCTTCTTTGCGATGATAATGTTCATAACGATCGTCAACATCTTCAAGGAAATCATGACCTACTGATTGGTCAAAACTGATACCTAAACTATCAGATAGCAACCTTGGTATTTCACCTTTTCCTTGGTCAGTATTTTGTCCGTCAAGAATAAGGATTGACTTTCGGATACTATTATATAAATCTTTATCTTGACAAAACTTTTCCGTTTCATCAATTAAAAATTCTATATTGGTATCTTTATCAATAGTCATTTCACTAACTAATTGATGAACACCTTGATATGTATCTTCAGTCAGATCCTTTCTTTTATCAACAGCAATCTTTAAAGCTTCAAGAGAAGGCGGCTCCTTGTACTTTTCTAGGTACTCGGAAGCCGTCTCAAATACTTTACGAAGAACGGTATCATCAAAGTAATCTTCTTTAAGATAAGGATATACCTTTCGGCAATAGTCCTCATTCAGAATCAGATTCGATAGTATCGTCTTCTCGAGCATCATTTCCCTCCACATTAGTCAGCTTGTACTTTCTTTCAACAAATTTATTAAATGAATCGTTTTGGATTAGGTCTTGGAAGAAACTATCATCTTCTTCAATATCCTTTCCTCTACGTTTCGGTTCAATAATTTCACCAGTTTCAAGGTCAGTCAAATTATACCATCCTTGTGTTGCCTTTGTAATATGACCGGATTCAATCGCAAGATCCATTAAGGAACTCCACTTTTGAATACCTGAATCATATAATACTTTAAACGGCAGCTTTGCTTTTTCTTTTACGTATCTTGACTTTTCAATATTGATAGTAAATTTCCAACCTGCTAGGTCAGTACCATCTTTCTCTTGGGCCTTAGATATAATAAAGATTTGATTCGCAGAATAGTAAATACCTGTACCACCTGAAATAATGTTCTTAGGAAATAACCCAATCTCTTTATATGTATGGTTAACTGCGATACAAGGAATATCCTTTGTAGTCAGTTTAGGTGTAATGATTCTGAACAATGACTTGAGTGCTTTTGCTCTCGACATATCCGCTACTGATTTTTCATTCATAGCATCCTCAACTTCTTTCTTCGAAGCAAGGTTACCGATTGAGTCAATCATTAGGAATACATTGTCACCTTTCGATACTTCGTCCAATCTTTTTGTAATATCAAACTTTAGTTGTTCAACATCTTCAATTGGAATGTGAAGTACTCTTGTTGTATCAATATCAAAAGATTCTAAATACTCAGGTGTAATACCATATTCAGAATCGTATAACAAAGCAACACCTTTCGGGTACTTTTTCAAATAAGCCTTCATACAATATAAGCCGAGCAAAGTTTTGAAACTTTTTGATTCTCCTGCTACAACTGTAAGACCTGGGATAAGACCACCTTTCAACGAACCACTAAATGCAATATTTACAATAGGTAGTTCTGTTTGAATAGGATCCTTATCTTTAAAGAAAGCAGAATCAGATAGAGCAGATGCCTGCTTTATTGACCCAGCTTTTAACATTTTATCGAGTAAACTCATTTTATTCTCCACTTAAAATTTGATGTAACTTATCGGCAAACGCATCAAGTTTCTCATATCGGTTTGGCCAATATATGTAATCCTTTTCTGGGTTAGCTTTTAAGTTGTTCAATAACGGTACGACCGCATCATATAGTAATTGAGCCTTAGCAGCGTTCTGTTCAGCAGAAGCAGATGTTGTTTCAACCTGTTCCTTTGCTTGTTGAACTACTTCCAATTCATCGGCGTCAACAGCAGTAAAACCAAAATCAAAATCAAGTATAGTGGTTTCTTTTTCTATAGACATATAATCTCCTTAAAAAAGGAGGGCACCGAAGTACCCTCCGTGCTGTTATTAACTACGTGCCAATTCCTTAAAGATACTAAGGTCATCATCATCACTAGCGGTTGAGCCTACATTAGGTTCAGCCGTTGCCATTACTGGTTCAGCTGTATCGTTGGACATATCAGATAAATCCAATTCATCAGCAGTTTCAGTTACCGGTGCAGAAGCAGTCGGTTCATCATTTTGTAAATCAAGAACACGATAGAGTTTAGTTTTCAACTCGGAATATGACTTGAAGTTCTTTTCAGAAACAATTTCTTCGAGAGAATGTTGTTCTCCCCAAATTCTTTCCAACTCAGCATCGTCTTCAGACAATGGTGAAGCAGGGTCGAACTCAGACTTGTCATAGTTAGGATAACCTTCAAACTGTCTGATTTTGAGACGGAAGTTTGCTCCTTCCCATAGGTCAAACGGATTTACTGGATCCTCATCTTCAAAAGTTGGATTCATTAAATCATTCAACTTATCAAAGATTTTCTTACCGAATTGATAAAGGAATACTTTACCTTCGTTTTCAGGATTGCCTGAATCTTTAACGATATAGACATTAGCAGTATACTTGAGCCTGCGCTTTTGCTTACGTGCTTGGTCTTTATCAGATTCAACTCCACTATTCCACAGTTTAGAATTAAACTCAGAAACAGGATCATCCTGGTTCAATGTGGTTAGTGAATTTTCGATATACCATAAACCTGTAGGTCCTTGGAATCCATGATCCCACAACCTTACGAAAGGCATTTCTTCACCTTGAGGTGCAGGCAAGAAACGGATTACTGCGAATCCATTACCAGCTTTGTCTCTCGTTGGTTTCCAAAATTTTCCTGCGTTAGGGTCTTGGTATGATTTTGAAGATATCTTTTCAAGTTGAGAGTTCAACTTATCCAAGGTCTTCGTGCGATTCTTCTTCAGAGAAGAGAAGTCTGTTAGTGCCATAATTTTTCTCCTTATATAGCGTTATATAGCGTAGTATTAAATATCAAACCGTTCCTTGACCATTGTCTTAAAACGATTTGGTTCAAACTCCAAGAAAGGTTTATACTTTCTGGATTTGTCTATTATATCAAAACTAACATGTTTGTCAACTATTTTCTCACTCCAGTACGAAAATATATTCGCCATGAAAGCTAAAATAGTAAACGTCTCAAGACTAATCTTCTTTTGTAATAACAATGTCATCACAAGAGGATGTTGTCCATCGACTGATATAAAGTTTCGCTTGTATTCATCATTAAGATGAGCAAGCTCGGATTTGAAGACATAACCTAATGATTCTATCTTTTTCCTCCAATTCATATATCTGGCTTCGCCTTCGCTGTCAAGCAAATCGCGTACCCAGATGTTTTTATTTATTAAAAGATTACTTAAAATGAGTCCTTGAACATCATCTTTTTTCGCTAATTTTGCGAATGAATAGGCATCGTTTCGAGACATAAATGTTTCGTAATTTGCACGTACCTTTCCATTGTATTTAAAGTAATCGTAATTGTCCGTTGTAAAATGTTTTTTCAATGCTAAGAATTTAACATAAGCATTAAAACTATCATCACTTGCTAAAGTCTGTGATATCTTGTTCATCTTCCTTCTTCACCATCTTTAAAGTAACTGCCTCAGTCCGAATCTTTTCTTTCAAGATAGAACTCTTCTTTACGATTTGAGCAATTGTTTCTATTTCAATTCCATTCTTCTCGGAGAAGTCGACTAAGGCGTCAATATATGGAACTCCTTTTGAAATATGTTTGCTTATTTCGTGATGGATTTTATCGGGTGTTAGAGCTACAACGGACATATCAGTTTTTTCCTTTGAATTCTTTTTTGTCATGTATACCTTATATTATATACTAGTTAACTGCGTATGTCAATAGTTATTTTTGAAATGTATAATAAACCTGCTCAGCTGAAGTATTTCAACCGGACAAGTCTATTATAACAAAGTTTTACTTAGATGTCAATCTATTTATTAAGTTAACATGTGGACTTCGATTATGACCATTCATGAGATTTATTCTTTGACAAAAGTATAACACCAAAAGTGTCTATACTTCTTCAAATAAAACATTCTCTACATATTGATTCTTGCGTTCTTCAGGTACACCCATTGCGAGTATTGAAGAATGAAGCATCTTATTCATTTTCTGATTACGACAATATTTGTTCTGTGCTTCTTTTGTATTCAGACAATCTAATTTCTGATGAACAGGATTTCCCATCTCTGAACAATAAAAAGTAACTAAGTTCAAAGCCATCTGACAAAGTTGGTCTGTTTCTAATCCTTCTCTTATTGAACCTGCGCCTACAATATTTTCGGAAAAGATTTCTTTTGCCCAGTCAGGCATCTCTCTTGCTCTTGTCCAAGTTAGTTCTTCGGTTTCGTATTTAAACTTATCTAGGAATACATGACCTCGGTCGTGAAGTGGAGAGTAATCGCAAAAGCAACCTGATATCTTTTTAGGATTAGCAACAATATCTAAACCAAAGATAGGAAGGTCAACATCAAACTCAGGAAACACATTAATATGCATTAACCACAATTTGTTTTTACCTACAGGTTCAATTGTTTTTAAATGACATTTGCGAATAATGTCGTTTGACCAAAAGTGATCTTCCCAACCGTTTAAGTCTGCTGTGTGTTTAGGATTATCATAACGTTCCATATAGGAATCAAACACATTACAGATTTCCTCTGATAAATTTCTCAATCTATCAAAGAGAGGACTTTCAATTTTATTCATTGTCTTCCCAACCGCCCATCTGTCTTGCCATCGCATAATTTTCTGGTTCGTAATCTTCTGCGTTGTTTCGATAGTTTTCCATGAGCTCGTGGAATAACCTTTCTGCATATTCAAAACATATCATTGCTTCGTCAGCCATTCCATCATGTAATAATTCTCTTACTTGTTTAATCAACTCTGCTCTGTTTTCAAATTCATACATAAGACCTGCGCCGGGAACATTTCTTTTAATGATTTGACCACCGTGAGCATCTCCAAAGTGTCTTACATACAAATGAGCAAGTAATGCTTCGTTATCACCATCTTCGAGAAGTTTATGAATATGTTTATTATATTCTATAACGGATTCAAAGTTTTCTTCAACTTCTTCTAAATCGTAAGTAGATTGTAATTCTGATAAATCTTCTTCAATTAAAGTTGACCTAAAGATAGGTTCTAATTCCATCGGTACTTCAACCGCTGATTCCAATACCATATAATTTTGTAATTGGGCGTGTAAATATTCTTGGTAAAGTTTAGGACTGATATTCCCAGAAAGTAACATATCGGCAAATTCAGTTCTTTCTGCGTTATCGTGGTGTTGCCTTGTTAGTTCTTTTAAATTGTTTGCCATTTCGTTTCCTCATGATTTAATTCATTTTGTATATGAAAGTATTTATAAATAATTGCTGAACTCAATTGTATATATCTCAATGGGAGAACTTATGAAAAATAAAGTACAATTTGATGATGTAAAAAGTGAAGCTATTAAAAAAGCAGAAATGGCAAAAATTGCATATGAAGATGGTAAGGAAGCCAAACCATTATTCAAAGCATTAGGTTATACCGGTCATAAATTTATTGATAAAGACGGCGCACAAGCTCATTGTGTTTGGAATAAAGAAGAATTCGTTCTATGTTGCCGCGGTACTGAACCTACAGAACTCAACGACCTTAAAGCAGATTTAAATATTTGGCCTGATAAGGCTCAAGTTGGTGGTTGGGTACATAACGGTTTCCAAAACGAAGTTGACGATATCTGGGAAGACGTTATGAAAGAATTTGGAAAACATTCAGATAAAAAGATTTCAATTTGTGGACATTCATTAGGTGGAGCAATGGCAACAATTGCTGCTTCAAGATTAAAAGTACACAAACCTGTTCTATATACATTTGGATCACCAAGAGTTGGTAATGCCGAGTTTGTAAAGAACATGTCAAGTGTTGAACATTATCGTTTTGTTAATAACAATGATTTAGTTACAGTCATACCACCTTGGGTTATGGGTTACCGTCATCACGGTACAGTTATGTATTTTAACTATAACGGTATTATCAAGAACCTTGCTTGGTGGAGAAAGTTGAAAGATAAACTACGAGGTATTGTGACTTCGTGGATTAATCTAAAGCCTTTTGACGGCCTTGCAGACCACTCAATGGATAACTATACAAAATATACTAAGGACAACTAATGGACATTTTAGAGAGGCTATTATCAGATACCTTATGGATTTATACAGCAATCCTTGGTTCAATCGCAGGCGCAGGATTCTTGTTTTGGTTTAAAGATACAAGAATGGCAACTTGGGCGGTAGCAAAATTTGACGGTATTTTAGAATATCTTGTAATTCGTTGGGGTTGGACTTGGTTACAAAATGACCCTGAGGCTTGGAGAAAAAAGTATCCTCGTATTACTGGAAAAATTGATGAGCTTGAAGATAGAATAGAAATTCTTGAAGTAGATTCACATCCTCCTGTTGCTCCTGGTGGAACAACTGAGCTTAAATCGTTGATTGATGATATCAATAAAAGATTAGATAATCTTGAAAAGAAAAAGTAATGGAACTAACCGATGCAGCAATATCTAAAGCAATTGAAAAAACGTCAGGATCGCAACCTAGCTATATTAGGTTGGGTGTCACTGCTGGTGGGTGTGTTGGGTTTGAGTATATTATTGAATATGCTAATAAAATTAATAATGATGATATTGTAACTGATTACGGAAAGTTTAAGATAGTCATAGATAAGTTGTCCGAGTCGTATCTTAAAGATGCAACATTGGATTGGATGAAGGAAGGATTGAACGAATCGTTTAGAATTATCAATCCAAACGAAACCGCTTCTTGCGGTTGTGGAGTATCAATAGGATTTTAAAATGGAATTTATATTATTAGCAATTATG